ACCAAGAAATACGGTAAACAATTCTTTGATTCGATCAATCAAGGCCGCGCTCCAAGATTTGCTGATGGCGGTCAAGTTTCCACCGCAGAGCCAAGCTTCGCTGAGAAAGCGGCGACAAGTTCTGACTCTAAAGCCGCAGGAGCTACAAATGTTAGCATCAATATCAATGTAACTGGCGGAACATCAGATACCCAGACTCAGGGTGATACCAAACAGGGCGGCATTGACTACAAGAAGATGAGCGAGCAGATCAAACAAGTCGTCATCCAAACAATCAATGAGGAAAAGAGACTAGGCGGATCATTAAGAAGTAGATAATGAAATCATCAGTATCAAGCTATGAAAACAGTCTTTATATCAGCGGCGTCAAAATATTTGGCGTCAACGATGTTAATTTCGGCTATTCTTTGCCGATTGAGCACATCAATGTTATCGGCGCTAATAAATTTACTACTTTTACCAATAACGCGCCGCAGTCAAACCTGAGTGTTCAGAAGTACCTTTCGCCAGCAGACTTCTTTTTAAATTTTACGGGGGCTGGACAGGTCAGCGGCGGTTTATTTTACAATAATAAGAATTTTACATTTAATCGCGCGTATCTTAATAATTATTCTGTTTCCTGCGCCGTTGGAAACTTTCCATCTCTAAGCGCCGATTTCACAATCTTTGGTAATGTAGGAACTGGTGTCGCAAGTTCGGGGGCTAGCCAAACAGGCGCACTATCAGTCGTCCGTCCTAGAGATATAGCTATTCGATGCGATGGTACTGGAACAAACAGAATCGAAGCTTTTACATACTCACTTGAGTGCCCAAGACAGGCTTTTTATCATCCAACTGGATCAACTCCAATGGATGTTGTGACATTGCGCCCATTTAGGGCAACCGCCCAGTTCACGCTTGGCGTTGATGATTATGAGTCGAAAAGAGTTTTAGATTATATTGTTGATTCCAACAAGCAGAATATTAATATAACAATAGGGTCTCTGGCGACATTTTCAATGAACAATATGGAGTTAATAAGTGAAACGATCAATTCGTCCGCAACTGACGAGCTTTCGTTAACGCTTACTTATCAAGGATTTGTCTAATGTCATTTCTATACGACAGAGATTATAATGTCACAGGAACGGTTCAAACAACGTTTGATTTTAAACCGTCTTATGGAACCTCTGTCAATTTTTCGGCGGATTTAAGCTCTTATGTTACTGTCGATAATTATTTATATTCAATGCCAAGAGGAATGAATCATTTGCAGATGACGGTGCAAATGCCATTTGAAAACAGAAAAGAGGCTGAAGCTACAAGAATTGCCAGTTTCTTTGAGAATCTTCGCGGCACAGGATATTTCACTTTTACCGATCCAGCTTCGATATACAAGCCAGTTAATTTATTTTGCGGCGGAATTCAAACTAATTTCACAGTCAATGATCTTTATACAATACAAGTCGAATTGGCTACGGATCAAGTTTCGTCTCTTTTAAATTGGAATGGAATGTTTGTTACGGGCTCTGGCATAAAGGGAAGTTGGGCCACATCTACTGCGTATTCAAAATACGATGTTGTCAGACATACTGGCAATGCATCTTTCCCGCAGAATACCGGCAACTTATATGATTGCTTTTATTACTGTACTGGCGATCACACAAGCCAGTCTTCCATCAATGGCTCAGAAATTACCAACGGAAAATGGACGCAGGAGTTCTTTTTTCAGCCAACTTACTCGTCAACGGTGGGCAAAGAGACTTCTACTTTAAAGACAGAGTTGCCGTATTCATTCACAAAAAGAAGCGATTTTGGACTGCACGGAAATGTTCTAAAACAATTTACGATGGAGTTTAAGGGAATCACTGATCTTGAGGCGAGATCGATTTTACACTTTCTAACTGGAAGACAGGGCTATAGAAAGTTCCAGTATAAAATACCAAATATATATAATAAAAACAAATACTTTTTTGCACCAGAGTGGAAGCACACTTTTGTTTATAAAAATGTAAATGATATTTCAGTAACGCTGGTGGAAGATCCTGTCGGCATAAGGAGGGTTTACTAATGGGCAGACCAATCTCATATGAAATGCAAATGATGTTTGTTGGTTCCTCTGGCGCTTTTGAGGAGGCGATGAACACGGGCAGCGGAATCAGTCGTCTTGATTTTATTCAGGGCTACGACTTCTCTTTCAATATTGAAAGAACTCCGCTGAAACAAATCGGCTCCGATTCGTTTGCTACAAGGCAGACTCAGCTTGCGCCGGATGTTAATTTAAATATTCAATACTATTTGAATGATGGCTGGAATGATAAGTATATTGGACTGGATATACCGACAGGTACGACTGGTAACCCATTCGATTCTATTCTTTCGTCTACTGGCGACCGTAATTTCTATATCAGTATCGCGCAGAATGATGGAATGGATCAGAACTTACAAACAGGAATTGTTAATAGTAATATTCTCGCGATTGGTAACGCCTATATTACTAACTATGAAATCAGTGTGGCAGTTAATCAGCTGGCGACTGTTTCGTGTTCTTTTGTGGGCGCAAATGCTAATGTGCAAGATTATGCGACTTCGAAGTACTTACCATCGGTAAATACCCTTGTTAGTGGCCAAAATGCTCAAGATGCAAATAAAAATTTCTCGTTAAACTTTGTCAATAACTCAAGAACTGAAAGGTATTTGCCAAAAGCAAAGGAAGTATTTAATGGCGGATGTCCTTACAGTAAATGTAAGATTACCCCAGACTTTCAGTCAGGTGGCGGCACTTCGCCAATTACTTTTGGCTTCTTTGACGCGATTGCCAACAACTTCCAGAGTATGCAATTCTCTGTTCAGTTTGAACGCAAGGCTCTTTATGGGTTTGGCAATAATCATCCATACATTAGAAAAATTCAAAGACCAACAGTTGCCACATTATCTTTGTCGGCGCTGATTGATGATTTTCAAGCTGAAAATTTGAGTAAGGTTTTTCACGCTGAAGGTGGAACTCAGAAATCAATGTTGATTGAGTTTTTTAATTTAGAAGACGTTAAAAAGTTTGGGTTGTCGTTACAAAACCTAACGCTTGAGTCTTATAACCTTGGAGCAAGAATTGGAGACAGGGTTTTAGTAGAAACTAATTGGAGCGTTGAGGTTAAGAACGGCGCAGGGGCAGATATTGGTATGGTTGGGTCTTATGGACCGCCGCTTCTTGATGTAACAAAAGTTAATGAGTCTTTTGCAGTTGAGAGGTTATTTTTTCAAGCGGCTGCATCAGACGCTGGACAGTCTTTTGCTATCGATAAAAATGGAACACTATGGGGTTGGGGAGTCAATACTTACTGGTCAGAGAATTTCCGCGTTAATACAATTAATTCTTTAGAAGGTCAAGTGGCAACTCCTACAAAAATAATAGGCGCTAATCGTACTTTTTGTAAAGTAGTATCTACGGGAGGAGGCTTTAGCGCTATAGACAAAAAAGGTAAAGTCTGGAGTTGGGGGCCAAACAATTATGGTCAAATTGGAGACGGCTCTACAACAAGTCGCACATTGCCAACATCTTTATATGGCAATAAAACATTTTGTGAAATATCTGGGACTTTTGATAGAAAAGTAGGCTTAGATAAAAACGGTAAGCTTTGGGCTTGGGGGCAATTAAGTAATTCTCCGGCAGTATGCTCTTCAACTCCAGTAGCAGTTTATCAAGACAAGACATTCTGTAAAATATCTAATGCTTCGGATTTTATCGACAAAAATGGTAAAGCTTGGGCGTGGAGTTATCCAAATCCAACTGCTGTCGGCGGTAATAAAACATTCTCCGAAATATCCTCAGCTGGTAATTATACGCTTGCGATAGATAAATATGGAAAGGCTTGGGGCTGGGGATATAACGGTGCTAATAATATTGGAAGCGGAAGTAGCATTCCAGATTTTGTCAATTCTAATAGTCCAATAGCTGTTTATGGAAATAAAACATTTTGTAAAATATTTGCAAGAGATGAATTTAACGGAATTGGAACCTCTTTTGCAATTGATAAAAATGGCAAAGCTTGGGGATGGGGAGCGAATGGATATGGACAGTTAGGAGATAATTCGATAATAAATAGATGCACGCCAGTGGCAGTTTGTGGAAATAAAATATTTTCTAATATTTATATTGGATATACTACAGCGAGTTGGACTGCGGCGGACGATATTCCCCGTCCTTTTGTTATTGGAATAGATAATAACAATACAGCTTGGAGTTGGGGAAGTAATTTAGCAGGAACTTTAGGAAACGGTAATAAACATTACCATTGTGTTCCTATTTTAGTTAATAGCGCTAGAACATTCTGTAAAATAGCGGCTAATGCATACACTTCTCTTACATTAGATAAAAATGGTCTGGCTCAATTTTCTGGATTCACTAATATTTATGGAAATAAAACCGTATGCGAAATTGGTCTTTCTTTGGAAAGTTACTATATAATAGATAATGCTGGTAAAGCTTGGGCTTGGGGGACCAATGACTTTGGGCAGTTGGGAGATAATTCAATAACTTCTCGGGCTACTCCAGTTCAGGTATATGGCAGTAAAACTTTTTGTAAAATTATAGGAAACAATGCAACATTCAGCGGCGATGCATTTGCACTCGCTATAGATAAATATAATAAAGCTTGGGCGTGGGGCATAAATACTAGGGGGCAGCTTGGAAATAATTCTATAACTAGTAGGCGTACTCCTGTCGCAGTTTGCGGAAACAAAACATTTTGTCAAATATGTGCTGGATATGATCACGTTCTCGCAATTGACAAAAATGGTAAAGCTTGGGGCTGGGGAGGTAATTACTTTGGAGCAGTTGGAGATGGCTCTACAGTATGTAGAAGCTCGCCAGTTGCTGTTTATGGAAATAAAACATTTTGTAAAATATTTGCTATGAATGCTTTATCTATAGCAATAGATAAAGATAATAAATTATGGGGATGGGGATATGACCAAAGTGTCATTACAAATAGTGAAGCTATTTTGACTCCTAAAAGAATAATAATTGGCAGTTTAAATAATAATTTTTGTGATGTGGCTCTTGGAGGAAGCTATGGTGGATATATGTTTTTAGACACCAATGGAAAAGCGTGGGCGTGGGGATATAACGTATGCGGTCTTTTAGGGTTAAATACAAACGCTCCTGTTTTGTCGCCAAGACAAATTTGTGGAAACAATTCTTTTTATAAAATAGGTGTTATATCAAGTGAATTTGATGGCGCCTGTTATGCAATTGATAAATCAAATAGATTGTGGGGCTGGGGGCAAATCGGGATATATACAAATAATTCAAATTATAAAACTCCCTCTAGGATCTATAACAAGTAACATTTAATGTAAACTATCTATATGTCCACAGGAAGCAACAGATTTCAAGACCTTGAGGAAGTTGGCGTATTAGATTCGCAGGATCAATTCATCTTTTTTCAAAATTCAAGCAAAAAAGTAAAGAAAGTCTCGCGCCAAAATCTTGCTGGAAGTACTGGGTTTGGAACATCGATACCCGGAGTAGTGCAGCAAGATAATATTGCTCCAGCCACTCCAACTGGACTCGCCCTGACAACTAGGTCAGAAATAGATTCTGATGGCTCTGAAAAAATATTCATAACAGCGAAAATAAGTCCAAATACTGAAACTGATCTTGATCGATATGGCTGGTATATAAGAAGAGTAACAGGAACTCCACAATTTAGCGGTGGCGTTTTAACTGGGTATACTGCTGGTCAGATTTACGAAGCATCATTAGAGGAGTCTCAGGCTGCTGGTAGCGTTGGTACAGATGGTAAGGTGACAAAAGAGTGGACTGGACTAAAGCCAAATACTTGGTATCAAATCAGGGTTTGCGCGATAGATAAGCAGGGAAATGCCTCTTCGTATACAGCAGAAAATTCTGCTGGATTTATTCAAACAGCAAGGGACACAGTTCCCCCAGCAGCCCCGACATCTGTCACTATCACAAGTGCGATAAAATCGATATTTTTAAATTGGACTAACTCTACAGACGACGACTGGGCTTTTGTAAGAATTTATAGGAACACATCCAATACGCCGCCAACAATTGGAACTACAACGCCACACGCTTCAATAGCTGCTTCTTCGTTTGTTGATGAGAATCTCACTCAAGGAACAACATATTACTACTGGCTGACATCTGTAGATACCTCTGGCAACGAAACTACGACGACATCAACGGTCGTTTCCAGCACTCCTGGTACTGTTGCCGCAACTGATATTTCTAGTTTTGCAGTTACAGCTACAAAATTATATACAAATGTAATTGTTCTATCAGGGGACAGCTGGACAGACAATTCGCCATCAGGAGGATCGATTGCTTGGAATTCTCATACTCTTGTTTATGGCGGTGCATCGTATACAATTTCTGCTGGAAGCACAAGCAATACATACGTTTACTGGACCGGAGGAACAACTTACCAAACAAGCAATACCAATCCAGCTTTAGCTGATGGTCAGTTTATGATCGCCACAAATACAAGTGGCGCGCACGATCTTGCTTGGAATGCTCTTGCTAACGCCGTCATTGGCAGTGCTTACATTCAAAATCTTGCAGTGACTAATGCAAAGATTCTTGAAATGACGGCGGATAAAATTAGAACCGCGACTCTTTCCGCCCAGACAATTACTCTAGCTGGTAGTGCGATTATAAGAAGCGATGGAGTAACAAGCTCTAGCTCTGGCAATGGTTTTTACCTAGAAGGCGTATCTGGATCTAGCATTTTAGGAATTGGCGATCTTAGCGAAACTAATGCATTTTTAAAATGGAACACTGCGACTGCAACTCTAAAAATAAGAGGCGAGCTTAGAGCTTCTAGCGGCTGGTTTGGAACCTCTTCCACCAACGGAGTAATTATCGACAGTAATGGATTAGAAATAAAAGGAACAGGTTCAGCTGATGCTGTAGGAAGAATAAAAGCTAATATTGATTGGAGCGCATCTGGCGCAGGATCTTTTACTCCAACAAGTACGGCTGGTTTTTATTTGGGAAGAGCATCTAACCAATATAGATTTTTTATTGGAAATACTGGTACAGATGGTCTTGGTGGATCTGCCAACTCTTTATATTGGGATGGTTCAGCTTTAACAATTACTGGCGTAATCAGAGCTACTTCTGGCTTTTTTGGAACATCGACTAGCGTTGTTTCAGTTGGATCTGGAGGTTTAACAATTGGTACTGGTGGCGCAATAAACTCTAGTGGAGTAGCTTACTCTGGCGGAGTTTTTACTAATAGTGGATTTTATTTAGGAAGCGCCGGTGGTCAATATCAATTTTTTATTGGTAATCCATCTGGTAACAACTTAACTTGGAACGGGGCATCATTAAAAATTAATGGCAATTTAACCTCTGGAACCACTCTTGGAAATACAGGAGATTCTGGGTTCGGTTTGATTCTCCAATCTAACTTTGGTATCCGAAGAGACACAAATGCTGGAATTATTACAATAACCGCTGGCACCTCAAACGGAGCCAGTAATGGAGCGCAATTAGAATTGCATGGAAATCTTTCTACTGGAAACGAAGGACTCGTTACACTTCAGGCTGGTACCGGATCAATAAGCGCAATAAGATTTTTTACAAATAGATCTGTAAGTAATGCTAATATCGGAGTAAAAAGATTAGATATAGATACCGATGGTACAGTTGCGATAATCAGAGAGGCTTCTTATGATGGTGGCGGTGGAACATTTACTCCTGGCGCTGGAAACTTGGAGGTGGCTTCTAATATTGGAGTTGGTAGAGATGCCGCCAATGGCGCTTCAAATACTGGAAAACTGCACGTAGCTACGGAAATAGCAGTATATAATGGAGGTACTCAAAATATAATTTTAACAGGAAGCTCTGGAGACGTTACCGCTGTACAGTTTACGACTTCTTCATCAAAGCGTTTTAAGACAAAGATTAAAAAATTAAAAAATGGATTAAATACTGTACAAAAGCTTAACCCTGTGTCCTTCAAAAGAAAAGGAAAGGGTGGCAAGGATGATATTGGCCTAATCGCAGAAGAGGTAGAAAAGATTTTGCCACAAGTGACTGGAAAAGACCAAAATGGCGACATTTCTGGATTGGACTACTCAAGACTAACAGCTGTTTTAATTCAGGCAGTAAAAGAGCTTTCTATTGAAGTTGATAGATTAAAAAATAAAATAAAATGACATGCCCATTGAAACAAAGTTTAGAGTCTATATCTCTGCTAGTGGGCAATCATACGATTTAAGCGGACTTTTTCAGGATCTTGGAACGGCTGGAACAGCGGCATCGACGACTAATTTTAAGGTTGGATCATCAGATTTAAATACAATATTCCACGCATCAACAAGTGAAGGCGATAGAATATCCTTTAATACAGGATTTAAAGTCAATGGCACAGATTTAAAAAATATTTTTCGCAAAAGGACTACGCTAGAGATAACAACCCAACCAACTAACCAAACTGTATTAGAAACTAATACAGCGACATTCACAGTGGCAGCTACAGGTAGTGGAACTCTGCTTTATCAGTGGCAAAAGTATAATACTGGCACCAGTAATTGGGATAATCTATCAAACTCGTCTGGAGAAATAGCAGGCGCAACATCCACAACGCTGCAAATTTTAAATGCAGACTACCCAACTGATGAAGGCTCTTACAGATGTGTAGTCACTGACGACTCTGGTTCGATAGAGAGTAATTCCGCAACCCTGACTGTAAATTATCCGCCGACAATCACCGTTCATCCAACGTCTACGGTTTACAACGACGCAGATGCGGTGACTTATTCAGTAACCGCTACAGAAGGCAAGCCAACAGGATTAACTTACAAATGGCAGAGGTCAACAAACGGCGGGAGTTCTTGGTCAGATCTTAGCGCTGGACAAGAGACTAATATAAGCGGAATAACATCGGCTACGCTGACATTTAACTGTCAATTAGCAAGAGCAGATTACCAGTACCGTTGCGTAGTTAGCAATAGTGCCGCCAGCGTAAACTCAAATGCCGCGATTCTGTATATTAACCCAAAGATTACTACAGAACTACCTTCTACCAAGACAGTTACGGTTCTCAGTGGTCAGGAAACTGTATTGGCGGTATTTACAGTTGTTGCTGGAGGTTCA